ATCTGCAAGGATCCGCAGCTGTACATCGACAAGCTCAGCGGCAATATCCTGGAAAATGCTATGATGACCACCAAGAAGCGGTTCTTCTGCTCGACCTCTACCAACATCAACCGGGAGCAGTTCATGGACTGGAACGAGCCCATCGTGGACGTGGAGGGCGAGATCAGCGACGCCCGCCTGAAGGAGATCGTGACCCAACCTTTGGACGACATCTACGTGACCGTTGCCCAGATGAAGATTGAGGAGATGAAGGACACCGCCGCCAACAGGGACGTGAACAGCGGCGGCGTGGGCTCCGGCGTGACGGCTGCGGCGGCCATTGCCGCCTTGCAGGAGGCGGGCAATAAGGCCAGCCGGGACATGATCGCCGCCAGCTACCGGGCCCATGTGGCAATTACGGGGCTGTGCGTGGAGCTGATCCGGCAGTTCTATGACGTGACCCGCTCCTTCCGCATCACCGGGCCCAACGTGCCCGGCGGCTACGATTTCGTTGACCTCAACAATTCCCAGCTGCAGGAACAGCCCGCCGCCATCGGCAGCGACGGCCAGACCCTGTACCGCAAGCCCATCTTCGACCTGAAGATCAAGGCCCAGAAGAAGAACCCCTTCAGCCGAGCCGAACAGAACCAGCGGGCCCAGGATCTTTACAACATGGGCTTTTTCAACCCGGAGCGGGCCCAGGAAAGCCTGGGGGCCCTGGACATGATGGAGTTTGATGGCATCGACAAAGTGCGGGAGTACGTGCAGCAGGGGCAGACCCTGCTTGCTATGTGCCAGCAGCTGGCCCAAGAGAACGCCATGCTGAAGGCGGCGCTGGGCATCGCAGACCCCGCTGCGGCGGCCCAGGGCGGCAGCTCCGGCGGCGGGGCACAGACCGCCGGGGGCAGCGGCAGAGGCACGGAGAGCAGCCTTGCAAGCGGCGTGCTGAAGGCCCAGCAGCCCATGACGGACTACGGCACCCGGCTGGCCCAACGCAGCAGCCCCAATATGAACACGAAGTGAGGTAGGATCTGTGACCAGAGTAAGACTGACCCAGGAGCCTGGCAGGCACTACGCCCTGACCTGCGAGGGCCACGCCACCGGCAGCCCGGAGGTGTGCGCGGCCATCAGCTGCCTGGCGGGCAGCCTGGAAGGCTGGGTGGAGAATAGCCCCAGCGCCGACGTACAGCATCTGGAAGTCCGACCTGGCTTCGTGCAGATCGTTTTTACTCCGGCGGCGGGGCCGGGCTCCGCACCGTTGGTGTGCCAGGGCGTGTACGACCTGCTGCAGATCGGATTTCTTCGGCTGGAAGCGGCGGCCCCGGATTTCCTCTGCGTGGAGCGGGAAGAAAACTGAAAAAAATATGCGCTCCGGGGGTGAAACCGCCATTTTGCCTCTGGTATGCTGGTACTGTCCTCCTGTACCACGGCGCGGCGGGGCGAGGAAGCGCAGGCTCCCTCCCCCATCGCCCGGGGTATAGAACCATGAGGGCCGGCACACGGGGCCGTTAAGCCCGCGCGGGCACACGGAGCCCTTAAGTCCGCGGTAAAAAGGAGGAACTACCCTATGAAGTTCAGAGATCTGCAGGCTATGAACCTTCGTCTGTTCGACGGCGAAGGGGCCGGGGCGGCAGCTACCGGAGATGGCAACGCAGCGGGTGCGGCACAGGCCGCAGCCCCCGGAAGTACCCGCCGGGGAAAATCGGGCGACAACTACAGCAACGTGCTGTTCGGCAAGCAGGGCGACGGGGCGGCAGCTACCGGCACTGTGACGAACGCACAGGAACCGCCCCGCGCCGCCGGTGGGGCTGAAGGCAAGGGGGTGCAGGTCACCTCCGACACTCTGGACGAACGCCGCAGAGCCTTCCGCGAGATGGTAAACGGCGAGTTCAAGGACATCTACACCGAGGAGACGCAGCGCATGCTCAACCGCCGGTTCGGGGAGAACCGGGAGATGGAGGAGCGCATGCAGGGCCAGCAGGCCGTGATCGACATGCTGATGCAGCGGTATCACATTGAAGACGGCGATTTGAGCAAGCTGACCTCTGCCCTGGATAACGACAGCGCCTACTGGAGCGAGGCCGCCGAAGAGGCGGGCATGAGCGTGGAGCAGTACAAGCAGTTCCAGAAGCTGCAGCGGGAGAACGCCGAGCTGCAGCGGGCCCAGGAGGGCCAGCAGGAGCGGGCGCGGGTACAGCGCCAGGCCCAGCAGTGGTTCCAGGAGGCCCAGGCCGTGGCCCAGAAGTTCAAGGGCTTCAACTTTGCTCAGGAGCTGCAGAATCCCCAGTTCACCGCCATGCTGCGGGCGGGTACCCCTGTGGAGCACGCCTACAAGGTGATGCACTTCGACGAGCTGATGGGGGACGCCATGCAGGTGACCGCCGCCCACACGGAGAAGGCGGTGGCGGACAATGTCCGGGCCAGGGGCACGCGCCCCGCCGAGAACGGCACAAACGCCCAGAGTGCATTCACAGTCAAGGACGATCCTTCGAAGCTGTCCAAAGCAGACTTTGAGGAGATCGCCCGCCGTGTTGCACGAGGGGAGATCATTTCTTTCTGATCCCGCCCTCCCAACAGAAGGGAGATTTTTACATCATGAAGAAGACCATGAAGGCTGTGATCTACGCAGCCATGAACCTGGCGCTGTTTGACGCCAAGACCAACGTGACCACCGATACCGGCCTGTCCAACGAGATGAAGACGTTCTACTCGAACTACCTCATCTCTCTGGCGGAGCCGGAGCTGGTGCATGACCAGTTCGGCCAGAAGCACCCCATTCCCAAGAATGGCGGCAAGACCATTGAGTTCCGCAAGTACTCCAGCCTGGCCAAGGCCCTGACTGCCCTGACCGAGGGCGTGACCCCCGACGGCCAGAAGCTCTCTATGAGCGTGATCACCGCCACGGTGGCGCAGTACGGCGGCTTCATTGAGCTGTCTGACGTGCTGCTGCTGACGGCCATCGACAACAACCTGATGCAGGCCACCACCGCCCTGGCCAGTCAGGCGGGCCGCACCCTGGACACCATCACCCGCGAGGTTCTGAACGGCGGCACCAATGTGCAGTACGCCGAGGGCCAGGTGGACAGCCGCGCCAACCTGTGCGGCGGCAGCAAGACCGACAGCGAGAACCACTACCTGACCGTGGAGGCCGTACGCAAGGCCGTGCGCACCCTGAAGGTGATGAACACCCCCAGGATCAACGGCGGCTATGTGGGCATTATCCACCCGGACTGCGCCCACGACCTGATGAGCGATCCCAAGTGGGTGAACGTGAAGACCTACAGCGACCCCGAGGGCATCTACGAGGGCGAGATCGGCAAGATCGAAGGCGTCCGCTTTGTGGAGACCACGGAGGCCAGACTGTGGAAGAAGGCGGGCAAGGACTATGAGACCGGCACCACCTCTCAGGGCGTGACCACCCCCGCCGCCAGCAAGCGCGACGTATACTCCACCCTGATTCTGGGCAACAACGCCTACGGCGTCACTGAGGTGACCGGCGGCGGCCTGGAGCACATTGTGAAGCAGCTGGGCTCTGCCGGTACCGCCGACCCGCTGAACCAGCGCGCCACCGCAGGCTGGAAGGCCATCAAGGTGGCGGAGCGCCTGGTTGAGGAGTACATGGTTCGCATTGAGACCTGCTCCAGCTTCAACGACGCCCCCGCAAACTGATCCATCAACTGAGGGGGCCGCCCGATGCAGCGGCCCCCTCCCACCCTGAAAGGAGGATACCCCTATGGCAACGAAGAAGAGCACTGAGGCAGAGGCTATGACCGCCATTGAGACTGACGCAGCCCCGACCGCTGAGGAGCAGCCCACGCCGGAGAAGACCCCGGAGGAGCTGCACCAGGAGGCCCTGGCAGCCAAAGCGGAGGCCGAGGCCAAGGAAAAGGCCTGGCTGGAGGAGAAGGTTCCGATCCGGCTGTTCAAGGACAATGACCGCTACAAGGACGATGTGTACGTCTGCGTGAACGGTGAGCGCCTGCTGATCAAGCGGGGCGAGAACGTGGAGATCCCCAGGAAGTTCGCCCTGGTGCTGGAGCAGAGCGCCCAGCAGGACACGGCCACGGCCAATCTGATCGAGCAGAAGAGCACCGCCTTCGCGGCGGAGGCAGCTGCCCACAACGTGTAAGAGCACCCGGACAAGTACATATTTACCGCGGTACCCTTGTCCGTTTTCGCAGCGGATTCTTTACGACACGGCGTAGAGAGAGTGCTTCGGCGCTCCCTCTACGCCTTTTTGAATACCAAGAAAGGAGGATTGTATGGAGCAGAACATTGTAAAACTCCAAATCTCCAACGAGTATATCCAAGGCTCCGGCGTGAGCGTCGGCGCCGTCGGCTCCCATGACGATGTGCTTCTGGAAATGGATTTCCGCCCTTCTGCTGTGTGGTCCGGGACTACCCGGCGGGCTATCTTCGCAAATGCCCTGGGCGAAAACAGGACCGTCATTGTGCTTACCACAAATCTGCTGGAGAAGGGCCAGGGTGAAATCTATCTCGTTCCCGTCCCGCAGCAGGCAAAGGATGTTGCCGGTGAGTGCTTCCTTACGGTTGAGGGCTTTGTGACGGACGGGAGCGGCAAAGAGATCGTGCGGTGTGTGACTGAGGAGGCGCGGTTCCGCGTCCTCCCTTCCAAGCTCTACACCAACGACAGTGCACCAGTCACGCCGTCACAGGCTGAACAGCTCCAGGCGGAGATCGACAGCATCAAGACCACCATCGTCAATGCCGGTATCAGCGAGAGGAACGCAAAGGCATCCGAGGAAGCCGCGGCGTACAGCGAACAGGCGGCGCAGACTTCCAAGGAATTTGCCCAGGCGTTCGCTGCCAGGGCTGACGCATCCAAGGATGAGGCGCAGCGGCAGGCCGCAGCAGCCGCCAATTATGCCGCCGCAGCGGAGCGGAGCCGCGCAGCTATCACGGATATGTCTGTATCCGCAGAGGCGCTTCCTACTGGCCTTGCAAGCGTCCAAAAGAGCCAGGACCCGGACGGCACCTATCACCTGCACTTCGGACTTCCGAAGGGCGAGACCGGCAGCGTTGGCCTTAGAGGCCCTGCTGGGCCGCAGGGCGTCGAGGGGCCGCAGGGCGTTCCCGGACCGCGCGGCATCAACGGCGTGGCTGTCGCCGCCAGCGGCACATACGCTTTCAACGTGAACGAGGACGGCCATCTGATCTTGAACTACACCGGCGATACCGCGCCGGACTTCTCCATCAATGAGGAAGGCCACCTGATTTTGAATTTGTGAAGGAGGAACGATTATGCCTCAGATTGATCTCGGCTCTGTTGTGGGACCCAGTGGCCCCGAAGGGAAGCAGGGTAAGGAAGGACCTATCGGGCCGCAGGGTGACCCAGCAAAGGTAAACGGCAAAACGCCGGACGAAAACGGAAAAATCACGCTGGGCGCTGCGGACATCAAGTGCAGCGACGGCACGGATGTCAATGCGGCCATCAATGCCAGGGTGAACAAGGACGGCTCCAGCACCACGGCTTTTTCCTTTGGATATGACGCTGGCGGGCTGTATGTGGTCACGCCCTAACTGAAAGGAGTTTCGACATGAGCAAAATCTATGTTGCAAAAGAGGAAACCTGCCAGACCATTCTTTCCGAGCTGCGCGGCCAGCAGCCGAAGCGGTACGGCTTCCGTATCAAGGACGCGGAGGCCAATCCCTCTACCCGCGTGGAATACCTTTATGATGCCGTCGGCATGACGCCTGCCTACATGGACTTCTCCGCAGGCGCTTTCAACTTCGGAAGCTGGGCAAGCGCCTGGTTCATCCGGGACAACAAGCCCTGCATGGTCAAGAGCGACGGCACTGTGGACTACTGGCTGGACCCCGCCGACTATACCAAGAAAGCAAAGGACGGCGCGGCGAGCGACGTTGCCAACACCAGCTATGACGGCAACGCCATGAGCGCAATCCCCCTTGTGTGGGTGAAGCGGTGGACGGAGAACGGATACCGCTATGTGAGCTTCTGTGAAACGCAGTACGACGAGGGGTACAAGGCATACGCCCACACCCGCCCGGACGGCACTATCGCTCCCTATGCGTTCCAGGGCCTTTTCGAGGGCAGCAAGATCGACACCAAGCTGCGCAGCCTCAAGGGGCAGGCACCCATGAACAGCCAGAACGCGGAAGCGGAGTTGGCTGCCGCTGCCGCCAACGGCGACAAGTGGACCATCGGGCAGTGGAGTATGTGGAACCTTATCCATGATCTGTTGGTGCTTATCGGCAAGAGTACCAACGTGCAGGCGGTTTTCGGCCAGGGCCACACTACCGGCGGCAGCTCCGCTTCTGACCTGCTGACCACGGGAACGCTGTCCGATAAAGGCCAGTTCTACGGAACCAGCGATACTGTTTCCGCCATGAAGGTGTTTCACGTTGAGAACTTCTGGGGGGACCGCTGGGACCGCGTTGTTGGCTGCATCAATGACCACGGCGTTTACAAAATCAAAATGACGCCGGAGGGCAGCGGCTACAACCTCACCGGCGCTGGCTACCCGGCTGTTGCGTCCGTCGTTCACCGTCCCGGCACGGATGCCGCGTTTGGCGGATGGGTGAACGCCGCGCAACAGACGGAATACGGCCAGTTCCCCACGGGCATCTCCGGCGGAGACACCACCTATGACTGCGATTTCCACTGGGCCAACGATGATATTGTCGCGGTGGCTATCGTTGGCGGCGCCTGCATCGACGGCGCGAGGTGCGGTCGCTCCGTTTACGTGCACTTCGTCGCGGGCTATGCGTGGTGGGGCGTCGGCCCTGCCCTTTCTTTGAAAACTCCCTCTTAATAGGGGGTTTGGGGGATTTATCCCCCATAAATGGGCGGCGTAAGCCGCCCGATACTTCAAAACCTTTTGGGAATATCTCTCACGCTTTCGGGTGTTGTCTCTCCGCTCTCCCGTCGCGGTGGCTATCGTTGGCGGCAACTGCAACAACGGCGCGAAGTGCGGTCGCTACGTGAACGTGAACAACGTCGCGGGCAATGCGAGGTGGAACATCGGCCCTGCCCATCTTATTCCTTTCACGCCGTCATTCGGACGGTACAATGTGAGGATATTTCCACAGCCCATGCTGAAAATGAACCCGTTAAGAGGCGCGGCCAGTAAGCGGAACACCGCCCACCGTCGCGGAGGGAATAAGAAAGGAAGTAACCTCTTGAAAAGTTACAATGGCCTCTTTGACGCCATGACGGAACACGCTGAAATCGTGGCATCTATTGAGGAGGCGGCAAAGCGAAAGAAAAAGCGGCGCGTGGTCCAATGGGCGCTTGCAAATTCCGATATGCTTGCGGACGAGATCAGCGGCCTTATCAGAGGCGGGACCTGGAAACCGCCGGTACACCAGTCCCATACCCTGCAAGAGGGCAGCCACAAGAAGAAGCGGGACATCGTGAAGCCGAGATGGTGCAACGAACAGATCGTACACCATATGATGATGCGGCAGTTTGCCAAAATCTATCTGCCGAAGATGTACCACTACGCCTGCGGAAGCATTGTAGATCGCGGCCCGCACTGGGCCATGCTGACAATGCGGCGCTGGCGAGACGGATATAAAGGCCGCAAATTCTACGTCGCGGAGCTGGACATCCGAAAGTTCTACCAGAACGTGGACCACGGAATCCTTAAGAGGAAGCTGGAACGGTTCATACGGGACAAGCGGTATTTGCAGGTCCTTTTCTCTGTTATAGACGCCAACCCGGAGGGACTTCCTCTTGGCTTTTACACAAGCCCGTTTCTTGGGATGTTCTATCTGACGGAGTTTGATAACTACGTCGTGCAGATACTTCGCCCGGACCATTACCTGCGGTACATGGATAACCTCTATCTGTTCCACACCAACAAAAAGGCTCTGCATCGGATGGTGAATGCTGTTCGCGCCTATATGTCGGACGAACTGAAACTCACCATCAAGGACGATTGGCAGATATTTCGATTTGAAGGAG